ATGCGATTTTTTGGTCATCTGCCGTGGCGGCGCCCGGCGGAGCGCGTAGTTGTGCGCGAAGAAAAGGCGGCGGGCGGTTTTCTGGTGCTATCAGGCGAAACGGGGCGGGCGCATTGGTCCGGGCGGGGTTATCAGGCGCTGTCTCGTGAGGGGTTCATGCGCAACCCGGTGGCGCACCGCGCCGCCCGCATGGTGGCCGAGGCCGCGGCTTCCGTGAGCTGGCTGCTCTATGAGGGCGACCGGGAAATTGGCGAGCATGCGCTGCTGCGCCTTTTGGCACGACCCAACGGGCAGATGAGCGGGCCGGATTTTTTCGAGGCGTTGTACGGCCATCTGCTGCTATCCGGCAATGCCTATATCGAACCTGTGATGGTGGGCGAGCGGCTGCGGGAGCTGCATTTGCTGCGCCCTGATCGCGTCAGCATCATCGAAGGGGGCGACGGCTGGCCTGCGGCCTTCGACTACCGTGCCGAGGGGCGGGCTGTGAGGCGGATTGCTGCCGACCGGGATGGGCTGGGCTTGCTGCACCTGAAACTGTTCAACCCGCTGGACGACCATTGCGGCTTCTCGCCGCTGGCGGCGGCGGGTGCAGCGCTTGATCTGCACAATGCAGCCAGCGTGTGGAACAAGCGGCTACTGGACAACTCCGCCCGTCCCTCCGGCGCGCTGGTCTACCAGCCCAAGGAGGGCGGAAACCTGACCACCGACCAGTATGAGCGGCTGAAGCGGGAGCTGGAGGAGGGTTATGCCGGGGCGGTGAATGCGGGGCGGCCGCTTTTGCTGGAAGGCGGGCTGGACTGGAAGAGCATGGGCCTTTCGCCCCGCGACATGGATTTCATGGAGGCCAAGAATGGTGCGGCGCGTGACATCGCGCTTTCACTGGGCGTGCCGCCGATGCTGCTGGGCATTCCCGGCGACAATACCTATGCGAATTACCAGGAGGCAAACCGGGCCTTCTACCGGCTGACAGTGCTGCCGCTGATCAACCGCACGGCGGCGGGGCTTTCCGGCTGGCTGGCACCCCTATTTGAGGGCGCGGTGCGGCTGGAGCCGGATCTGGACCGGATTGCCGGACTTTCCATCGAGCGCGATGCGCTGTGGACGCGGGTGGGGGCGGCGGCCTTCTTGAGCGATGACGAGAAGCGCGAGGCCGTGGGGTATTGAGGCCGTAGAGCCTGACGCATTCCTCAACCAGTTTCTTAAAGCCGGGAATCTGCTTGTGAGCTGGTGCCGCCAAGTGATTCCGAAGATTCAACAAATCACGACACACGAAAGACAGGTGCTGGGCAACCTGTGCACACCTGACCCTTACTCTAACCCGGAATGGTTTCTCATGTCTGAATTTGCCAATGAGAGCAGCATCTGGGCTGCTCGTTTTACCGGGGCCGTGGCGGGTGCCGGGGTTTCGCTGATCTATCTGTTGCCGCAGACACACCACGAAGCGGCAAGCCGGTTTCTGACCGGGCTGGCCTGCGGCATGATTTTTGGCGGGCCGGTGGGACTGTGGATCGTCCAGCGGCTGGATATTGCCGATGGGCTTTCCAGCCAAGAGGTCATGCTGACCGGTTCTGCGGCAGCAAGCCTTTGCGCCTGGTGGGGGCTGGGCGTGATGGTGCGCGTGGCCGAGCGTTACGCGGCCCGCCCCAAGCCCTGACCCGACTTTAACGTTTCGCAAAATCGCAGGAGATTTTCATGCACGCTTATCGCGGGCCACGGCCCGCTACGCGCAAATTTGCCAATCTGGAGCTGCGCGGCATTGCCTTTGACGGCACGTTTTCCGGCTATGCCAGCGTGTTTGGCGAGGTGGATCTGGGCCGCGACGTGATTGAGCCGGGGGCTTTCCGGCGCTCCATCGAGGAGCGGGGCGCTGGCGGCATTCGGATGCTGTACCAGCACGACCCCAACCAGCCCATCGGCGCGTGGCACACCATTCGTGAAGACGAGCGCGGCCTGTTCGTCGAGGGCGTATTGGCGCCTGACGTTGCCAGAGCGAAAGAGGTTCACTCGCTGATGAAGACAGGCGCGCTGGACGGGCTTTCCATCGGCTTCCAGACGGTGCGGGCGGGCAAGGCTGCGCGTGGTGGCATTCGCCGCATTCTGGAAGCCGATCTCTGGGAAATTTCCGTCGTGACCTTTCCCATGCTGCCATCCGCACGGGTTTCCAACGTCAAGCAGGCGCGGTTCTTCCGCGACCGGGAAACCGAGCTTGTGCGCAGCATGCGCCGTGCCGCCAAGAGCCTCGCCGACAGCAGTTTCCGGCGGTGAGGCGCCACGCTCCATTCCCATCATCCATCACAACAGAGGAAGACCCCATGACAGAACAGACATCCTTGCAGGCCGTTGCTCCCCAGACCAAGGCCGTGCCGGAAACGATGACGGCGGCGTTCGATGATTTCATGGAAGCCTTCGAGGCGTTCCGCGAAACCAATGACCAGCGGCTGGGCGATATCGAGCGCAAGATGACGAGCGACGTGCTGACACGCGAAAAGCTTGACCGCATCGACAAGGCGCTTGATGACAACAAGCAGGCGATGGACGAGCTTTCGCTGAAGAAGGCGCGGCCTGCGCTGGGTGCACGCGGGGCGGCATCGGCTCAAACGCAGGAGCACAAGTCGGCCTTCGAGGCCTATATTCGCCGGGGCGACGAGGGTGCGTTGCGCGAGTTGGAAGCCAAGGCCTTTGCCGGGAATGCCGGTGCCGATGGCGGATTTTTGCTGCCGACCGAAACCGATAGCGAGATTGGCAAGCGCATGGCGGTGGTTTCGCCGATGCGTGCGCTGGCCACGGTGCGGCAGGTTTCTGGCGCGGTGCTGAAGAAGCCATTTGCGCTGGCGGGCCTTTCCACTGGCTGGGTGGCCGAGACCGCAGCGCGACCGCAGACCAACACGCCACAGCTTGCGGAAATGTCATTCCCGACCATGGAGCTTTACGCCATGCCAGCGGCGACGCAGGGGCTGCTGGATGATTCCGCCGTTGATATTGAGGCGTGGATTGCCGCCGAAGTGGACGTGGCCTTTGCCGAGCAGGAAGGCACGGCCTTTATTTCCGGCGATGGCGTGAACAAGCCGAAGGGTCTGCTGGCCTATGAGACGGTTGCGAATGCGTCTTACGCCTGGGGCAAGGTCGGCTATCTCGCAACCGGTGCGGCGGGTGCCTTTGCCTCCACCGGGCCGCTGGATGTGCTGGTTGATACGGTCTATTCGCTGAAAGCGGGGCATCGCCAGAACGGCACCTTCCTGATGAACCGCAAGACTCAGTCTGCCTTGCGCCGCTTCAAGGATACGACCGGCAATTACCTGTGGCAGCCGCCAGCTTCTGCCGGACAGCCTGCCGCGCTGATGGGCTTTCCGGTGGCGGAAGCCGAGGACATGCCGGATGTGGCGGCCAACAGCATGGCCATTGCCTTTGGTGATTTCCGTGCCGGATATCTTGTCGTGGACCGCACCGGCATTCGCATTCTGCGCGATCCCTATTCGGCCAAGCCTTATGTGCTGTTTTACACCACCAAGCGTGTGGGCGGCGGTGTGCAGAACTTCGAGGCGGTGAAGCTCATCAAGTTCGCCGCCAGCTAAGGCAGTCGTTTCATCATTCAAAAGCGCGTCATGCCGGGTTGCCAGCATGACGCTGCATTTCCAAAATTCCCGAGGACATCATGACCTATGCACAGATTACTCCGCCGCAGGCGGAGGCGCTGACGCTTGCCGATGTGAAAGCGCATTTGCGGGCAGATGGCAGCGATGAGGATGCGTTGCTGGCAAGCCTGATCAGAACCGCACGCGAACATCTGGAGCGCCAGACCGGGCTGTGCCTGATGCGCCAGACCCTTCGGCTTTATCTCGACGGCTGGCCGCGCGATGGGGTGATTCAGATTGCCAAGGGACCGGTGCAAGCCATCGAAAAGATTCTGGTTTTCGATGATGCGGGCGACCCTTTTGACGCGACCGCCACAGACACGCTGCTGGATGGGCAGGCGCGGCCAGCGCGGCTGTGGCTGCGAAAGCCGCCAGCACCCGGCCAGCCGCTGAACGGCATCGAAATCGATTTTACCGCAGGCTTTGGCGAGAGCGGCGCTGACGTGCCCGACACGCTGAAACGGGCCATGCTGGTGCATATCGCCCATATGTTTGCCTTTCGTGGTGTCGTTTCCGCAGCCGACCAGCCCGCAGGCGTGCCTGCCGGCTATGACAGGCTGGTCGCACCCTTTTGCAGGCTGGGGCTTTAAGCCATGAACCTGACCTTTCTCGACCCCGGCCAGATGACGGCGCGTCTGGACCTGGAAGCACCACAGGACGTGGCCGACGGGCAAGGCGGCGTGGTGGCCGGATGGGTGGTGCTGCGATCTTTCTGGGCGGCCATCGAGCCTGTGTCTCAGGGGACCTATGAGCGGGCCTCTGCCGATGGTGTGGCGGTGACGCACCGGATCTGGGCCATGTTTCGTGACGATGTTGCGGCCGGCATGCGGCTGCGAAAGGGTGCGCGCATCTTTGCCGTGAAATCCGTTGTCGATGCCGATGAAACACGCCGCTTCATCATCTGCCGCTGCGAGGAGGAAAGCCGATGAGAGCGGCCAACGCATTGCTGCAGGCCATCCACGCAAAGCTGAAAAGCGACGCGGCACTGACGGCGCTGGTGGGCAGCAACGGCATCGTCGACCGGCTGCTGCCACGCCCAATTCTGCCCTGCGTGGCCTTCGGCGAAATCGAAAGCCGCCCCTATGACACAGCAAGCGAGGGCGGTGAGGAGCATATTCTGACGCTTGAGGTGTGGAGTGACGATGGCGGGCGCAAGCTGGCGCAGGACATTGCCGTGCGCATTCTGGCCGTTCTGGACGATGCGCCGCTGGTGCTGGGCGGCAATATTGCGCTGGTCAGCCTGTTTTTTCGCTCCAGCCGCTCCCTGCGGCAGGCGAAATCCCGGCAGTTTTTGACCGAGATCCGGTTTCGAGCCGTGACGGAATAGCACCTGCTTTTTATCCACTTTATCAATTTTGAAAGGACGAGCCATGGTGGCGCAGAAGGGCAAGGACCTGCTGCTGAAGATCAACAATTCCGGGACTTATGTGACGATTGCGGGCTTGCGCACGAAGCGGCTGGCCTTCAACGCGCAGACCGTTGACGTGACGGACTCGGAAAGTGCCGGGCGCTGGCGGGAGTTGCTGGCCGGGGCGGGCGTGCAGCGGGCCGGTTTGACGGGATCCGGCATATTCAAGGATGTGCAGAGCGACGCGCTGGTGCGAACGCAGTTCTTTGCCGGGACCATTCTGACCTATCAGATTGTCATCCCGGATTTCGGCACGCTGCAAGGGTCCTTCCAGATTAGCGCGCTGGAATATTCCGGCCGCCATGACGGCGAGGTGCAGTTTGAAATCGCGCTGGAATCGGCTGGCGCCATTACCTTTACGGCCTTGTGATGGGAGCGGCCAATTTTGGGCGCGCCAACCGCAGGCGTGGTGAGGTGGAAGCGGTGCTGGATGGCGAGCGGCGGATTTTGTGCCTGACGCTTGGTGCGCTGGCGGAGTTGGAAACGGCCTTTTGCGCCGATGATCTGACCGGGCTGGCGGAACGTTTTGCTAGTGGACGGATGAAGGCTGCCGACATGATCCGCGTGATTGGTGCGGGTCTGCGCGGCGCGGGCAATGTGTTTTCCGACGACGACGTGGCGACCATGAGCGTTGAGGATGGAATTGCCGGTTATGCGAAGATCGTGGGAGACCTCCTGACCGCGGCCTTTGCTGGAACCGGCACGGGAGGGGAGGCGCACGCTTCCCCCTGAAAGCCGCAGCGGGCGAAGGCCCGGCGCAGGACACCAGACCCTTTCCCTGGGACGAGGTGATCCATGCGGGCCTGAGCCTGCTGCGGCTTTCCCCTGACATATTCTGGGCGCTGACGCCGCTGGAATTCTTCGCCATGACGGGTGGCTTGAGGCGACAAGCGCAAGCCCTGGACCGGCAAAGGCTGGAGGGCTTGATGCGGCAGTTTCCGGACGGATGAGTGGAAATGGACATTAAAAAATGTCTGCACTTTCAACCCACTGGCTTCTCCACTTGAATCAGAAAGGTAGGGACGATGGCTGCCGAGACGAATTTTGCCGACCAGCGGGATGATGCCGAGGCGCTGGTTTCCTTGATGGACGATCTGGAAAAGCGATCGCAGCGGTTCGGCTCGGCGCTGACCTCTGCGTTGCAATCGGCCACAGCAGGCGGCAAGGGGCTGGACAGTGTGTTGCAGGGGCTGGGCACGCGGCTTTCCAACATTGCCTTGTCTGCCGGGTTGAAGCCGCTGGAGAATGCACTTTCGAGTGCCGTCAGCGGCCTGACATCGGGTGCGGGATCATTGTTTGCCTTTGCCAATGGCGGTGTGCCGGGGCGGGTGACGCCCTTTGCCGATGGCGGGGTGGTTTCCAGCCCGACATTCTTTCCCATGGGCGGCGATATGGGGCTGATGGGCGAGGCGGGCAGCGAGGCCATTCTGCCGCTGAAACGCGGTGCCGATGGATCTCTGGGTGTCGCCGCTGGCGGCGGCGGCGGTACGCAGATCGTGTTCAATGTGACGGCAAGCGATGCGGCGAGTTTCAGGCGCAGCGAAGGGCAGATTTCGGCCATGCTCGCGCGCAGCGTGGGGCGCGGACAGCGGGGGCTGTGAGCCATTTTCGCTCAGGAATCTAGACGATAATTCAGGATAATCAGAACCATGGCGGCATTTCATGAGGTGCGGTTCCCGCTGCGGCTGGCGCTGGGAACCAGTGGCGGACCCGTGCGGCGGACCGATATCGTCAACCTGTCCAACGGGCGGGAAAACCGCAACCAGCGCTGGCGAAACTCCCGCCGGGCTTATGATGCGGGGTCTGGCGTCCGCTCGGTCAGCGACCTCTATGCGGTGCTCGAGTTTTTCGAGGCGCGGGGCGGGCAACTCTACGGCTTCCGGTTTCGAGACCCGGTCGATTTCCGCTCCTGCCCGCCGCTGACGGTGCCGACGGCGATGGACCAGCGGATTGGCACCGGTGACGGGGTGACGGCGCGGTTTCAGCTTTCCAAGACCTATGCCGATGCAGCCGGTGGCTGGACGCGCAATATTGCCAAGCCGGTGGCGGGTTCCGTAGTGGTTTCGGTGAATGGCGTGGCGGTGACGGGTTTTACGACCGACCATGAGACCGGCATCGTGACCTTTGCAGCGGGGCAAGTACCTGCCGCCGGTGCGGCTATCAGGGCCGGGTTCGAGTTCGACGTGCCGGTTCGGTTTGATGTCGACCGGATTGATGTGAGCCTGAGTGCCTTTGAGGCCGGGCGCATTCCTTCCATTCCGCTTGTGGAGATTTTGCCGTGAAGAACGTGCCAGCAGAGCTTGCCGCGCATCTGGAAGGCGAGGCGACGACGACGTGCCAGTGCTGGAAGGTGAGCCTTCATGACGGTGCGGTGCTGGGTTTTACCGAGCATGATGAGGCGCTGACCTTCGGCGGTGTGATCTATCTGGCGGCCAGCGGCTTTCAGGCGGGCGAAAACGACAGCGAGACGGGACTGGCGGCGGCGAGCGGCGAGGTGGCGGGTGGCTTTTCCAGCGAGGCGGTGAGCGAGGCCGATCTTGCGGCGGGGCGCTATGACGGGGCGAAGGTGGAGCTTTACCTCGTCAACTGGCAGGCGCCGGAGCAGCATGTGCTGCTGAAGGTGCGCGAGATTGGCGAGGTGACGCGGGCGGGTGGTGCCTTCAAGGCCGAGCTGCGCAGTTTTGCCCATAGGCTTGGCCAGCCGCAGGGGCGGGTCTATGGGCGACGGTGTGATGCGGCGCTGGGGGATGCCCGATGCCGGGCCAATGTCGCGGCTTTTCGCGCGACTGGGGCGGTTGTTTCCATCAATGGCACGGGACGGATTGTGGTCTCGGGCCTTGGCGGCTTTGCGGAAGGGTTTTTCCGACAGGGCAAGCTTGCCTTTTCCAGCGGGGCGAATGCGGGCCGCAGCTTCGATCTGGATGACCATGCGGTGCGCAGCGGGGTGACGGAGCTGAGTTTCTGGCTGCCGCTGGAGGCAGCGCCGCAAGCGGGCGACGCCTTCACCGTCACGGCTGGCTGCGACAAGAGCTTTGCGACATGCAAGGCCAAGTTTTCTAACCAACTGAATTTTCGAGGGTTTCCGCATATGCCGGGCGCTGATTTTGCCTATTCCTATGTGACGAGCCGCACGCAACATGATGGCGGGGCACTGTTTTGATGGCTGACATGGGAGAGCAGGTTTTAAGGCTTGCTGACAGCTGGATCGGCACGCCTTACCGGCATCAGGCCTCCACCAAGGGTGTGGGCTGCGACTGCCTTGGGCTGGTGCGCGGCATATGGCGCGAGCTTTATGGCGACGAGCCGGAGCTGCCACCGCCTTACGCCCGCGACTGGGCCGAGCGCAGCGGCGAGGACAGGCTGATGGACGCGGCGGCGCGGCATTTCGAAACGGTGCCAAGCCTTGGTGAGGCGCAGCCGGGTGACATGGTGCTGTTTCGCTGGCGGCCGGACTGTGCCGCCAAGCATGTGGGCATTCTGGCCGGGCCCGATCACTTCATTCATGCCTATGAGGGGGCGGCGGTGCTGCGCTCTGCACTGGTGCCATCGTGGCGAAAACGCATTGCCGGTATTTTCCGATTTCCGCAGAGGTGAGTGATGGCGACCTTGGTTTTACAGGCGGCGGGTGCCGCCATCGGCAGCATTTTCGGGCCGGTTGGCGCCATGATCGGCAGGGCGGCGGGGGCGCTGGCAGGCAGTGCGCTGGATAGTGCGATGCTCTCCTCCTCGAAAACCGTCTCAGGGGCACGGCTTTCCACGGCGCGCATTCCCGGTGCCGAAGAAGGGGGCGCGATAACACGGGCCTATGGCACGGTGCGCATTGGCGGCACGCTGATCTGGGCCACACGGTTTGAGGAAAGCGTGACGCGGGAGCGGCAGGGCGGCAAAGGCGGTGGTGGCAGCGCATCGACCACGGTCGAGACCTATAGTTATTTCGCAAATCTGGCCGTGGGCCTGTGCGAGGGTGAGGTTGCGCTGGTGCGCCGTGTCTGGGCGGACGGGCAGGAGCTTGATCTGACCGGCATCGAGATGCGGTTTTACCCCGGCAGCGACGACCAGCTTCCCGACCCGCTGATTGAGGCGCGGCAGGGGGCTGGCAATGCGCCAGCCTATCGCGGGCTTTCCTATGTGGTGTTCGAGCGGTTGCCGCTGGACAGTTTTGGCAATCGCATTCCGCTGTTTCAGTTCGAGGTGATCAGGCCCATTGGCAAGCTGGAGCGCCAGATCCGAGCCGTGACCGTCATTCCCGGCGCGACCGAGCATGGTTATGCCACCATTGCGGTTTCCGAGCGGGCGGGCGCTGGCGAGAGCCGGGTGATGAACCGCCACACATTGACGGCGGCCACCGACTGGCAGGCCTCGATGGACGAATTGCAGGCGCTGTGCCCCAATCTGGAAAGCGTGGCGCTGGTGGTTTCATGGTTCGGCACGGATATGCGGGCGGGCGAGTGCCGGATTCTGCCGGGGGTGGAGGTGGCCTTCCGTGACCGCGAAAGCGCCTTTTGGTCTGTCGCGGGCATGGGGCGCGGGCAGGCGCGGCTGGTGAGCCGCCGCGACGGTGGCCCTGCCTATGGTGGCACGCCTGGTGATGCTTCCGTTCTGCAGGCGATTGCGGATTTGAAGGCACGTGGGTTGAAGGTGTGCCTCTACCCCTTCGTGATGATGGACATTCCCTCTGCCAACGGCTTGGCCGACCCCTATGGCAAGGCCGAGCAGGACGCCTATGGCTGGCGGGGCAACATTACCTGCCACCCGGCAGCGGGAATGAGCGGCAGCGCCGACAAGACTGCGGCTGCGCGCACGCAGATTTCCACCTTCTGCAACCGCGCTGACGGATATCGCCGCATGGTGCTGCATTATGCGGCGCTGGCAAAACAGGCGGGCGGCGTGGATGCGTTTCTGATCGGCTCCGAACTGCGCGGGCTGACGCGGGTGCGCGACGGGGCAAGCGCCTTTCCCTTTGTGGAAGAGCTGGTGCGGCTGGCGGGCGATGTGCGCGCCGTTGTGGGGGCTTCGACAAAGCTGACCTATGCTGCCGACTGGAGCGAATATTTCGGCTATCACCCGGCAGATGGCACCGGCGATGTGTTCTTTAACCTCGATGCGCTGTGGGCGAGCCCCAGCATCGACGCCATTGGCATCGACAACTACATGCCGCTCTCCGACTGGCGCGACGAGGATGTGCAGGGCAGCAATCCCGACGGGTTTGACGGGCCTGACGATGCGGCGGGCTTTGGCCGTTCCATCACGGCGGGAGAAGGGTTCGACTGGTATTATGGCAGTGATGCGGACCGGGCGAGCCGGACGCGCCGCGCCATTTCCGACGGCATGAGCGGCAAGCACTGGGTCTATCGCTACAAGGACCTGGGCAGTTGGTGGCAGAACCGGCACTATAACCGCATTGCCGGTGTGGAAAGCACTGTGGCAAGCGCCTGGGTGCCGGGGATGAAGCCTTTCTGGTTTACCGAACTGGGATGCCCGGCCATCGACAAGGGCGCGAACCGGCCCAACACCTTTATCGACCCGAAATCATCCGAAAGCGCCTATCCGCATTTTTCCAGCCGAATGCGCGCCGACAGCCAGCAGCGGCGGCTTCTGGAGGCGCATCACGACCACTGGAAGAGCAGCGCACCACCGGCGGGGATGGTCGATCCTAACAGGATTTTCGTGTGGACATGGGATGCGCGGCCCTTTCCGGCCTTTCCGCAGGACACGGCAACATGGAGCGATGGAGCGAACTGGCGCACCGGCCACTGGCTGAATGGCAGGCTGGGCGCGACGACGCTGGCGGACCTGATAACCGCTGTGCTTCAGGACCACGGCTTTGAGGATTTCGACGTTTCTGCCGTGACGGGCGATGTGACAGGCTATGCGCAGGCCGATGTGACGGCGGCCCGCAGCCTGCTGGAGCCGCTGCTGGAGGCATTTCAGGTTCATGTCATAGAGGATGGGGGCAAGCTGCGGTTCGTCTCTCGCGGACGGGCGGCGACACGCACCAAGGTGATTTCGGCATATGCCGACAGCGAGGATGCTGCACTTTGGTCCGAGGCGCGTGGGCATGAGAGCGATTTTGCCGCTGAAGCGGTGCTGACCGCGTATAACCCGGCGCTGGATTATGAGCAGGCCAGCGTTCGTTCCCGCCGCATCGACAATGCCGGAAACCGGGTGCTACGCTATGATCTGGGCGCGGTGCTGGCGCAGGAAACCACGCAGAACATGGTGGAAGCGCTGTTGCGCGACAACCGACTGGCACGCCGCACGGTGAGCTTTTCGATTTCGCCCAGCGACATTGCGCTGGACCCCGGCGATTGTGTGGAACTGGTGGATGGCCCCGCCGGGCGGTTCATCGTGAGCCGTATCGAGGATGGCGACCTCAGACGCATTGACGCTCGGGAGTTTGCGCCGGCGGCGCTGACCGTTTCGCTTGAGGGAGAAGCGCCACGCGCGAGCGCGAGCGGGGCATCCAGCGGGTTTGACCCCGACATCGTGCTGATGGACCTGCCGCGATTTGAGATGGGGGAGGCGCAGAGCTTTGCGCGGGTGGCAGCCTTCGCGCGGCCATGGCGGCGCATGGCGCTTTCCGTTTCTGCCGGGACTGAGGGTTATGTGGCGCGGGTGCTGCTGGACCAGCCTGCGAAGATCGGTGCGCTTGGCAGTGGCTTGCCGCCGGGCCTTGCGGGACGGTTCAACGGGGCTGGCGCTATCGACCTCACGCTGCCCTATGGCGATCTGTCATCGGCGTCCGATCTGGCCGTGCTGAACGGCGCAAACCGCATCGCTATCCGCAGCGGAAATGGTGCCTGGGAGGTTGCTGCTTTTGCGTTGGCGCAGGAGACATCGTCAGGCCAATGGCGGCTGACGCGGCTGCTGCGGGGGCTTGCCGGAACCGAGGATGCGATGGCGGCGGGCGCTGCTGCAGGTGCCGAAGTGGTGGTGCTGGATGCTGGCGTGGTGGCGATGGGTCTTCGGGCCGAAGAGCGAGGACTGCAACTGAACTGGATCGTCGAGGCGTCGGGCGCGCAGGTTTCACGCGTCGGGCCATTTTCCTTTGCGGGTGGAATGCGGGTGGAAACGCCGCTCGCGCCGGTGCATCTGCGTGGCCTTCGCACGCCAGCCGGTGTGCGGCTGACATGGGTGCGCCGGGGCCGTGTGGAGGCCGATGGCTGGGATGCGGCTGATATTCCGCTGGACGAGGTTTCCGAGAGATACCGGGTCGAGGTGCTCTCCGGCAACACGGTTCGGCGCGTGATGGAGGTGGGCGAAGCCGCCTGCCTTTATGCGGCAAGCGATGAGCTGGCTGATTTTGGCGCGGCACAAAGCGCGCTTTCTGTGCGGGTGCGCCAGCTGGGGCGGGCCGTGCCGCTGGGCATTGCGGCAAGCCGCACGCTCCGCCTTTAAACTTCACAATAACGTCAACCGAAAGGACCAAAAATGGACGATATGAAAGCCTGGTATCAATCAAAAACCATCTGGGGTGCGTTGATTGCGGTGCTGGCACCGCTGTTGCATGTGGTGGGATTGAACCTGCCCGGCGGCTTTGAGGACGAGCTTGCGGAAGGGCTTGTCACGGTTGCGGGCGGCGTGGGCGGGCTGATTGCCCTGTACGGACGCCTCTCTGCGACGAGTGCAATCAAATAG